ATGTACATAACAAACTTACCGCCACATTCGCACTTCTGATTGCGGTCATATACATTCCAATTTTCATTTGACTCTTTTTCGTTTTTGGGCTGTAATTTTCCACAATTTTCACATTTGAATTCCATCTTAGGGTATTTTGCCATTTTAACCTCCTTACAAAACCTCTAGCTCTTGGAACACTTTAAAAATCTTTGGGGATTGAATTGCAAACCAATCAATCATCTCCTCATTCGTAGCCCAACTTTCGCATTTATTAGAGTTGACGGTTAAGCCACTTTCCTCCAAAAACGCATGGACTATCTCATGTCTTAAAACGTTTTTTTGATAACTCTGCAAATCTTTCTTCCCATCAACCTTGTTTTCTGCCTCTGTCATATCATCAACGACTATGGTGTGAATTGAAGTATCTGTGTAACCATCCGCAGTTTCAAGGCATCCATACTCTTTGTATGTTCCAAACTCAATCTTGTATTCAATTCCAAGAATATTTGCCATCTTGCTTTCCATATCGCACCTACTTTACTATTGCTTTTAAAATATACTTTACAAGGTTTAGGCTCTCCGTACATTTCGACACCGTATAATCAGCACTTGTAGGCTCAACCAATGTCTTTAATTCGTCCTTGTAGACGATTTCTGACTTTACCCATATAAGGCTGCCCTCTACAATCGGATAAGCGTTTTTAGGACAAATCAGCGTTGCGTCGTAGTCCTCTTTTGATAAACCATACGCCTGTGCTTCTGCCTCACCGCCACTCATACTTAGTGACGATACAAATTCAATAGGGATTGAATAACCTAGTTCCTTTTCGCCTGTCGGTATAGGTACTTTGTTACCTCCTATCTCTATATACTGAATGTTGCCGTCCTCGTCCGTTTCATAAACAGGCACTTCACCTGTCTGCAAAGAGTAATACATCTTCTGCTGATTTCGTCTTGCCAATCTCATACTCAATCTTCCTTTAAGTCTAATCGGTTCTCGATTGTGTCAAGCCGCTTGTGTGCCTGCTTTGCACTTTCCTCAACCTTGATAAGTCTGTCATTATGGAGCTTGATTTCTTCCCGCATTGACGTGACTTCATTTCTGACTTCCTGCGTCGTCTGACTGATGTTATCAAGCTTCAAGTTTATTCTCGTGTCATTTCTGACCCTTTCTTCAATGTCTTTTGTGTCGGAGCGTTTGTTGTTTTTCAGCCCGAAAAAGACAGAAAAAGCGACTGAAACGATGGAAATTAAAACTGCTATTTCTACCTGCATTTCTACCGCCTTTCTAAAAGTTTCGACTGCCCATACCACCGCCTAATGTCGAAAGCCCTTACAACATTCCACCATTGACAGCGATAGTGAAATATCGCGCACAACTACTTACTTGTATGGGTTAGCGGAATAACTCCGCTAAACAGCTTGTTTCTGTCAACGTAAGTCCTGCTTACGCCGTTCTCACTCGAACCGCTCTGTCCCTCAATGCCTATCGTGTTGTAGTCGTAGCGTGCTATGTTGAGAATATTTGAATAGAAATTGTAGAGGTCTTGCGTTATCATTTCGTCCGTATAGGTTTGCGGATATTTCCTTGCGCGTCTGACCTCTCGCATGGCGTTTCTGATTTTCGCAAGCAATAGCGTTTCGTTATACATTCCGTCAGACTGTTGCAATTCTGCCGACAAGTCCGCGAATATCTCACCATCAAGGGTGAGCGTCATTCCCTCGTCAATCACCTCGTCCATGCGTTAGCTCCTTTCTATAAATCAAAATGCTCTATCAGCTCTCTTTTAAGCTCGCTGCCGCTTTTTTTCTCAACATCATCTAAGCCCTCTTTTGTGGCAAGCTCTTTTAACTCTGCCACGTTGAGGCGTGAGATTGTGGTTCGTGTGTATGCTGTCGTTTCCTCAACTGGTGCGTCCGTATGTTGAGCAAAATCATCTATTTCATTCTTTTGAGCAGGAGTGGCAGCCTGCTTGACCGCCACATTTACTGCTCTAATATGTCGTCTTAATAACATATTCAGCACCTACCTTTTCAGGCTTTGAACTTTGCCAAAACCACCTTTGACTCATTAGAGAGAGAAACTGTGTAATGCTCGTCTGCTGAAATAACTGTTGTCTTTGCAAGGATATCTCTGTCAGACTCAACCTCAACACTACGCTTCATATAGATTGTAAGTGCGTTCTCCTCCTCTGCAACGCCGTCGGCTGTTGCGTCCTCGTTAGGGTCTGCTACGGATACAATAACAATCGGGCAAGCGTAATAAGCTGCGTCAACTGCTTTAATCTTGTCACCTACCTTAACATTGCCAAGAGTAGAGTTTTTAATTGTTGAGAGCTTCTTCTGTGTTGAAGTTTCGTTTGCGTCGTCAGCTACTACTGTGATTGCGCCGTCATCGGCAATCTCATACTCAACTTTCTTTACTCTCTTTGACTTTACAACCTGCGCTCCTGCGATAGAGCCGATTGTGCCGTTCATAATTACATTGAGTGGATATTTGTCGTTTGACTTGAAATCGTCATCATTAAGGAGTGTTGCCTCCTGATTAGGGTGTACAAACAAAATCTTTGAAAGAGAAGCGTCGCTCTCGTCCTCAAACTTGCTGTTCGCTGTTACAACGCCTTTGTAGCTGATTTCTGACGCAGAGCCATCATATACGAGTGGCGCGCCGCAAAGTGCGTTATATCCGTCAGAGTCAACCTTATCAGCGATTGACATAGCAATCTGATTAGCAGCCTGACCCATTGGGTCGCCGTAACCGCTTAAAACTGCCTCATCAGTAATCTCTACTGCCTTACCAGCTTTCTTGACTGTTGCCTGTGTGGTAGACGCTGTTAAAACAGTCGTACCCATTGCCACACCCTCTGCTACGTCCTCTGCCTCACCAATGTACTGATACTTTGGAATAGTGATTGTGCTGCCCGGTCTGCCTGCAAGTGTTGTGTCAATTCTTGCAATCGGCGTAAATTTAATCTTCTTTGGAAGTTTAGCTGATACAATATCTGCCATTACTTCTGGGTCTACAAGGTTCTGTAGATAAGTTGTTGCCATAATGAATTACCTCCATCTGTTATTCTGTATATTTTTTATAAAGTTCAGGGTATGTCCTCTTGAACTCGACACGCTGCTGATATCCCATCTTGTTAAACTGTTCTTTGGTGATATCTGTTTCTTTGCTGCCTACTCCAGCTTGTAGTTGAGGTCTGTTCTTCATAAACTCCTGCTCCCATTCTTTCTTTTCACGAGCTTTGACCTCTGCCATAATCTTTATTTTTGCTTCTTTGTCATCGTCCACCTCTGCGATAGCCATTCTTTCAGCCTCGCTTGCTGTGTACCCCATTGCGCCGAGGTATTCCTTTTCTAACTTAAAGATTTTGTTCTCTCTGAGGATTTTTGCGTTTTCCTCCTCCTCCGCTGCCTTGCGCTCTGCTGCCTCTAAATCAAATCGCTCTTTTTCAGATAATGTGGCGTTATACTTCTTCTTCCACTCCGCAGCCTCACTAGCCGCCTTTTCCTGTGCTCGCTTGATTTTCGCAAGTTCTACAAGAAGTTCCTGTGTTGTCGGTTCTTTTGACTTGTCATCATCTGCTTTAGGCTCTGTTGCCGTAGGCTCAGATGTTGGCTCTGTCGCCGTAGGTTCATTCGTTGTAGGCTCGTTTGTCGGCTCTGTCGCCGTAGGCTCTGCGAAAAACTGAATGTTCATCGGAATTTTTAAATCTCTGTTAGTCATTTTGTTTACCTCTTTCTGCGATTTACGTTTTCCCTAACGATTTTTATTGTGCGTTTTTTGGCGTGTTCCCTCACGCTTCGTTGAATTTGCGTTTTAACGTGTTCCCTCACGTTTTTTTGGGTATATAAAAAGCACCCACATTTCTGTGAGTGCTGATTATTAAAGGTATTTGATTGAGCAGCGGCAATTTATGTACTGCTCTGGACTTGGATTGTACGTCAAATCTTTTGGAAATAACATCAAGCTATCTCCGACAACAAACGGCTCATTGATAGGAATTACAGTACCGCCGACCTCTAGATGTGTCTTGCGCTCCCTCTTATCCCTCATATCAATCCATTTCTTTTTGGTCTTGCCCTTTTCTATCGCCTTGCGATAATCGGTGTAATTCTTCACGCTGTTAGCTTCATTTTCGGCGTTATACATTGCCCTGTCCTGCGACGTGTAATATTCTTCGTCAATGTGCTTTACTGTCGTTTCTACAATCTCTGCGGCGTATAGGTCTAAATACTCATTTAAGTATTCGTCTAGCTTGTCGTTCTGCTGTAAAACCGAACTGTATCGGTTCTTAAACTGCATTATGATGATTTCAATGTATGCAGCTAGTCCGTATTCGCTGTTTTTGGTGTATTCTCTGTAAACCTCAATGAGTGCGAATAAGAACAGTAAAGCGTCCTCAATTTCTTCTGCTAACTTCTTGCGTTCCTCTTTCTGCTCTTTCGTCAGGCTCATTTCGCCAAAATAAACATCATACGGAACGGCTCTTTGGTTTAGTGCGTGGATTTCGTCAAAATCTGCCATAGACTACCCCTCTTCCGGTTCTGACAATTCTTCATTGCTTCTGCCGTCCACATAAGGACTGTTTGTGACTTGCGCCATTAAACCGCCGTCCGTGTTGCTTGTGCCGCTGTTATCGCTTGCGCTGGTCTTGTCAAAAAGCGACGCTTGATATTTATCTATAAGCTCTTTTGAATCTGCGTAAACTTGGTTCGGGTCGTCGAAAAGTTTGATTGTTTTCAATGCGTGAAGTCCGTTTACTCCGTGAGATACAAGGTTTCCGAAGCACGTTGACTTTGTAACCATTTCGTAGGTCTTTTGACGCTTGATATTCGGCTGAATGTCACAATGCCTTAATGTTAAAAGTGGGCTATCCTGTGGAACATCAGAAGAACGTCTGATTGCTTGAATAACAACCTTAACCTCGTCCATCTTGCAAGTTTCGATAATGTTCTGTTCCTTGCAAGCTGCGGCTTCTGCATTTTCCCACCCAGCAGCTTGCGATGTTGCCATTCCTGTTGAGTTAGAAGCATTTGCCCTGTTTGGTACATCGCATTTCTGCAAGATTAAATCTCGCTTGGCAAGTATCATTTCCCTCATTCCGTTGAAATCATATTCAACCGCAAGCGGCTTAACAAAAGGTGTCTTGCCGTCCTGCGTAGTGAATGTCAAAATCCAATCATTTGTTTCGGGCTTTATGTCGTCGCCGTTTTCGTCTTTTGGAAACTCAATGTCGTTTCCGTGCCATATAGCCTGTGTATTTTGGTCTACGTCGTTCAGATAGTCGCTCCACAGCAGATTTAAGTTGTTCATTGCGTCAATCTGTCTTTCAAAGCACCCTATCCTATCGTGTGAACGCTGATACTCGATAATAGGAATAACGCCCAGCGGATTTAATTCACCACTGCGCTCTGTTTCTTTCCATCTGTCGGTATCTTTCCACGCCCTTGATGTGTCTGTTTCCTTAACAGTCTTGCTATTTACAATCTTTGCAAGATTGAGGATTTCAAAACGCTCGCGTGGCGTGAAGCACGTCATATAGAAATTGCCTAAGTCGTCTTTTCTAAGCGACACGCCTAACATAATCCTATGGTCTGTATATCTGCTTGAACGGATAACAAACGCCCATCTAGGGTCAAGCACATTCACATTAAAATAACTGTCGCCGTCAACGTAATCTGTATTTATGTCAACGAATGTATATCCAATGCCTGTGATTTCAATAAATCTTGCAAGCTGTTGTGTCTTTGATTTATTTCCGTCCGTTTCGTAGCACTCGTTAAGAAGTGCTATTGCGTCAGGTTCACCCTTTGCCCCGCTATCCTTTTCACCGCGCTGTATGAATGTGATAGGGTCGCCCCAGTTAAAGCCCAGCTTAAATTCCGTAACCTCATTAGCCACGTTGTCAACGTCCTTGAAATCAATGTCCTTGCGGTACTGCTTTTCTTTCTTGCGCTGTAACGGCTGTTCTCCTGCTTCAAATTTCAAGAGGTAGTCACATTCACTTGCTATGCTGATAAAGTCAGGCA